AGGAAGTGCTGCTCTGGAATATTACGACGAAAATTTGGGTGTTACTGTTCCTAAAGCAGGTTCAGAAATTGCAGTGCCTGTATCTTTTGTAGATTATGAAGATGAAATTAATGACAATAAAAGAAATATTTTTATTTTAAGAGAAAGATATCTTCAAAATGCAATTGATGATCTTGAAGATATCTCTACTTATAAACAGTCTTCTGATTATGTTTCAGAAAACTTAAAGAAAACTGATAATATTAACATCACCAGTCTCTAATCATTCCTCAGCAAGTCTCTGGAAATAACTCAGAGCATCGTCTTCATCTTCATCGTTTGAAGAAGAGTTTACGATAGGAAGTTCTGGCTCAGGACGACGAGAAGAGAAATCTGGAGTATAAGAACCACGATCATTATCTTCATCATCAACCTCTTCATCAATCCGACGAGACTGAGGCTTGCTCTTCAGAACAGAGTTCAGACGTGCTTCAAGTTCATCATAGGACTTGAACTGATCAGCACCAAGGAATTGTGTAAGAGAATATTGCTTCTTCCACAGTGCTTCCATTGCATCATCGTCATCAAGAAGAGCAGAAGGACGATCAAACTCTGACTTGTCATAGTTCCAGTAACCATCCTTCTTCACAATCTTCAGTTTGAAGTTAGCACCTTGCCAGAAATCAAAAGGATTAATTGCTTCTTCATCATCAAACTCAGGTTGCATTGCACCCATAATCTTGTCAAAGATTTTCTTACCAAACTTATAGAGGAAAACCTTACCTTCATTTTGAGGATTAGCAGGATCCTTAACAACATAGATGTTGCTGTAGTAAGACAGTTTGCGTTTTTGCTTACGCACAGTTTCTTTATCTTTATCGTTACCACTATTCCAAAGTTCCCGATTGTAATCTGAAACGGGATCTTTTTGATTAAGAGTGGTCAGACTGTTTTCAATGTACCAACCGCCAGGACCTTGGAATGCGTGACTCCACACTTTAGACCAAGGAAGTTCTTCACCTTCAGGAGCAGGAAGAAAACGGATCACAGCAAAACCGTTACCGACCTTATCTACCTCAGGTTTCCAAAACCTTTCATCTACAACTGATTCACCGGCACTGATTTTTTCGACCTCTTTAACCAGTTTAGCAGTAAGCGAACCAAGTTTAGATTGCTTTTTAAGATCTGAAAAAGACATTTGTATTCTCCGTATTAATTGGATTTAATTGGATTGATAATATTCTATCGTGTAGGTCAACTCTTGTCAACCTGCTTTTTAGTGTCTTCTAAAAGAACTTTCATATTTTCTAAAAGAGTGCTGAGATCGGCAGTAGGAGACATTCCCATTTCAATTGCATGGTCAATGATGCGTTGCTTCATTTCCTGTGCTTCAGGATCATCAGACAAACTTAAACGAGTATATAAAACTCTTTGAGCTTCAACTAAATCTTCTAAAGTTGAAAGATGATTAAGTTTACCTTCCTTATTCATTAAAGCAAAATTAAACATTCCAGAGTAAACGGATTGTTGTAACTCAGAAAGTTTACGAACTTCTTCTTGAACAATATCGGAACTGAAAAAACTCATACGTTTCCAAACACAATTTCTTTCACAATTCTTTTGTACTCAAAGACATCAATATTTATAAACGGAGTATATTTTTTAATCCTCATACTTACAGTTTGCCATACTGGATCTAAAAGTTTTTTATTAAAGTCTTTTGAGAACAAAAATATTCTGTCGTAAATTACCAAAGTTTCAAGACTGATCTTATCGGTCAAGAATTTTTTCAGAAGAACTGGATGACCTTTGGAACAATCAAAGACAGTATCCAAAGTTTGTTCAGAAAATAAATTTTCAGTCTCTTGCTTGAAGAGGTATTTGAGACCTTGAATTTTCTTTTGCCACTCCAAGTAATTTTTATTTCCATTCTTAATGATCTCACCAATCCAAAGAGACTGCGGATCGTTACACAGAGCAAAATTGGCAATAAAAAAATCTTCTACTTCTTTGTCACTTCTTTGTCTTGAAGTCTTCTCAAAAAAATATCTATCACGTCTTTTATAAAAGGAGTCTAATGTTGCTCTGGATTTACCACAATACTTATGGTAATCGTATGTGTCTTTGGTAAAATGATTTTTAAATGCAAGATATGTTTTATAACAATCAAAAGGTGTCATTAAAATTTCAACATTGCTTTACTTGTCTTCTTCAGAAAGTTAAGTTGAGTTGCCTCAAACTTTAACTTTTCCTTTAGAGGTTTTGAAAGCAATTTAGGAATGGTTTCAACTTCAACGCTGTTTTCTTCACAAAACTGAATGATTGCATCAATATAAGAGATTTGATTTTCTCTTACAATCGTCTCAATCTTTTGAGAAAATTTATCTGAACATAAAAACTTTTCTTCAAATGCTTTGGAAATTTGATCCTTCATGAAAATTATCTTTGACAAATTTTTTAATATACTTGATTAATAACTTAATATAATCCCCTTTATTTCTTTTGTCAAATATTTCGACATCACCATTTGGAGTTACCATAATTGTAATGAGTTTGACCGTTGGTATTTTTGTCAGTTCATAATACGCCGCAGCATAAAACATTTCCTGAACAAAGTAATTTTCAATCCACTCTTCAGGTTTAATTTCATCAGAAGTCTTAAAGTCGATTACTGCAAGTTCTCCCTCATATTCGGCAATACAATCAACTCTACCAGCAACTCCAAAGTATTCCGAATAAAGAGTTCTTTCAATCGCATGAATATTATTTATCTTATTAAGATATGGTTTTGCATGAAAAAACATAAACTTTGTCAGGGGTTTATAATTTTCCCAGACCAATTCTTTGTTTTCAAGATAATCCTGGCAGACTTGGTGAAAATCAGTTCCTCTTGCAGATGCTTTACGACTGATTTGATTTGCCTTTTCTTCACCAACTCTTTTACGCCATTCTAAAATTTTTTCTTTCTTAAAATTTCCAGTGACTGTTGTAATAGATACTCCCCAATTACCATTGGGGAACATGTACCATCTCTTACCATTTTCTTCTTTCTTTTCTAATTCAAGATCACCAAGGAAATTGCAATGAATAAAACTCATACACCTACTTCCATTTTTGCAAGAATATATTCTTTAACTAATCCAGAACGAACAATGTCTTCTACGCTAAACTCAATAATATCAATTGATGGCATTACACGAAGAACTTTCATAAAATCAACAATGCCATTCTTTTCATTCGTTCTGATTAAATCAGATTGAGTTGCATCACCACAGAACATAATTTTAGAATTTTCACCAACACGAGTGATAATTGAGTCTAATTCGTGAAAATTAAGATTTTGGAATTCGTCAACAATAATAATAGAGTTATCCAAAGTAGTTCCACGAATAAATGATGTGCTCCAAAAACTAATCGTCCCTTGAGTCTTGAGATTACCGTAAAGCATTTCAAAACTGGACTCATCTGGCATTTCAAACATATACTTTACCATATTCTTATATGGAATTTGATAAAGTGAAGACTTATCTTCGTGATCTCCAGGAAGGAAACCAATTTCTCTTGTTGCAACTAATGAACGAACGATGTAAATTTTTTCATATGGAGATTTTTCATCAAGAACATCTTGAATTGCATTATAAAGTGCAATAAAAGTCTTACCAGTGCCTGCACATCCATAAGCAACAATATTTTTATCCAATCGGTAAGATCTAAAAAATTCTTCTTGATTGTCAGTAAGAGGTTCAATATCCCTCATTAAATCCATACTGATGGGTTTTTTCCTTTTCATTTGCTTATTGCTCATTCCAAAAGGTACGGGAGATGCGGGTTGGTTTCTTTTTCTTGGCATTTACTTTCTAGATTGGTTTTACTTTAGATCCGGGGGCCTTTGATGCTTTATGTAATACATCATTCCATCCAGGATGAGATTTTTTAAGTCTGTCATATATCTCCCCAACTTCACCAGATGAAGGGCAGGTTGAAGGATCAGACCAATCTCTATCCCAATCAGAGTTGTCTTTCTTCCATTGTTCCCAATCGTGGACACTCATTGTCACTTCTTTTTGTTCACCAGTAACTTTATTATAAACGGGGTATGTTGCCATATGTTAATAATTACGACAAAAATATTTATTCAAGAGTGATGGATGGAGCATCCATACACTCAGCACATCCTTCACGAGTCCAACCAAGTGCCTCAGATACTGCAGGAAATTGGCAGGTAAAGATGCAACGAATCAGTTCTGCAATCTCCATATGTTCTTTTTGAGTTCCATTAGATGACCGGAGTTGTAGATAATGAATCCAAGAACGCACAGAACCCGTCATATACAGTCGTGTGGGGGTTGCTAAAGGCAATACAAACCTTGCACACTCCTTTGCCACACCCTTTTCCAGAAGACGATTGTAGATGCTCTGAGAGTGCTCAAACAAAACACGAATATCTTCAAGCAAAACCAATTTCAAATAATCAGGAATATCATCAATACTGTTTTGACGATTTTTAGTATCTTGCCTGCGAAGTTCAGGAAGAGGTATAGTATTGCTTAAAAGTCCAGTATCAGCATATCGTTGAGAAAACTCTTGAAAGGTAAAACTACGATGCCTTAAAATTTGTGCTGCAATACCACGAGTCGTATTGATCTCTACAGTCATCGAAGCTTGTTCGAAGATACTCCAGTGTTGATGTTGAATGCAATACTTAAGTAATCCAGAAAACTTTTCATTCTGTTGATTATTAGGATTACTTACCCGAGCACAATATGCCATATGCTTTTCTGCATCTGGAGTAACACTAATGAGTTTAACTTCGGGTTTCATAAACTCAAATTCATCAATCTGCATATCCATCATCATCTCCGTCATAAAACACTTCGTCGTAATCATTTAAATGTGAAACAATTTCTTCGTATTTGTATGAAGATGTATCAGAATAAACTTCTGACTTCAGACAATCAACTAAAGACTCAAGATTTCTTACAATAAGTTTAAGCTTTTCTTTATCCATTTTTATCAACCTTGACAAAGGTAATTATAGTTAAAAAAAAGAGAGGTGTCAAGCACCTCTCTTATATCATGCAACTTGTGGTTGCTTTGCCATATTCAGTTGTGCAATTTTAAGAAACTTTTCTTTTTTTGCTTTGAGTTTAAGATAACGAACGAAGTAAGTGTTCATTTTTGCCCCTCCTTTACAAACTTAACACCACGATAGGTTTCGTTGTATGCTTGAGGTTGTTGCTGTTGTTGTGCCTGTTGTTGGCGACGAACTTCGGTGTCATATGCGACACCACGATATACGACTTGTGACATTAGGGTTCTCCTTAGTTGTTTAAGTTAAAGAGCGTTCCTTCAGTCGGCTTTTGCGTTCTCTATTTGCGAATAGAGAATGAACGATCCGTTCCGAGTCGGCTTACTTCCGTCCCATACTGGGATGAACGTATAGGCAGTCTAATCTACCCGACGTATATAGTCAAGCACTTTTGTAACTTTTGTTACCTTTCTATGTAACTCAATGTATGATTTGATGCATAAAGTTGTTGAATAATAATATCGCATCCAATCTTTGGATTGCAATCACCACAAGTATAAACATCCACCGCTGCTTTCCCTTCTTCAGGCCAAGTATGAATGCTTATATGACTTTCAGATAATAAACACATTACAGTGACTCCCTGTGGTTCAAACTTTTTCCAAATCGTTTGAACCACAGTTGCACCTGATGCAGCTGCTGCATTTTCTAATAAGTCAACAAGACATCGTTCATCATTCAAAAGAACGAACGAACAACCGTACAAGTTAAGTAAATAGTGCTTGCCCATTTATCATAAGTTCTCCTGTGCTTCCTGAATTAATTTACTCACATAAGTTTCGGTTCCATCCATAGTTTTAACTTCAAAAAGTGGAGACCTTTGATATTTTTTAATTTTCTTGTATTTTTTTAATATTTTATTTATCTCATCTTTATTAATTTGAATTTCTAAATTAAGTTTTCTATCATCTTTAAACCCACTCATCTTTTTTTCTTTTTTTCTGGTTGCTGATATCCCCAAAGTTTAGGGTTCACTCTACCATAACCAAAATCAATTTTTTTGAGAGATCCAGTGCCATAAGTGTCATAATACATATCAAAAATACGAATCTTAGTTCCTCTTGTCAAATCAAGATATTGTTTTCCTTCAACAGTATACCAAACTAGATAAGCATCACTTGGAAAAGAAGAATCTTTTGCTTTTTCGATAGTTGTTTTTTCTAAAAGGATTTCACAACCATATTTTGATGGCAGAATATTATTTTCTTCTTTTTCAAATTCTGCCATACTTTTTTCTCCACTTACTACAATCGTCACGAACGCCCACCCCAAGTAATATCAGGATAAGCTTCTTTCACATTACTAATACTTATCTTATATTTATTTGACAATTTCTTATCTTTTGTAAGAATTAATACTTCTGCTTCCTTTGGATGAAGTCCTTGAAGAAGATTAATAAACATTGTTTCTCTACGAATTGTGGAGAGATTATTATTACCTCCCCTTATATAATGATAAAGATTTCTATATTCTCTACGAAGAGATGTTCTACCACTACCTGCAAGGTCCTGTCGAGTAGCAGATTCTCCACCAGATGCTTCTTTCATCAAGTTATCGGAAAGATTGCCAGAATAAACATTCTGATCCTTCGCATCGGCATAAGGAACTGGACCTTCCGGCAAAAGTGAAATGACACTTTCATCAAAGTTCCAAATAAAAATTGCTTTTAAAGAGTCGTGTTCATAAGTTTTTAGAACTTCAACTTTTTTATCGTTAGATCTTTGCTTAGATGCCAGTTCTAAAACTTCAAATACAAATGGATTTATAGGAAGAGTTTCTATAGGTTTTTCAGTCGTCTTCCTCGTCTTCGTCGTCGTCATAGTAATTTTCAAATCGTACAGCTAAAATTTCGTCGGGTATTACATTACCATTAGAGTCAAACATCTCTGGGTGTGTAAAAACTGGTTGGGTTTGATAGAAATGTTCTTTTGCTAACCATCCTACCACACCTCCTACAAAAAAGAACATAATTGAAACTAATGTTCCTATAGTTAGAGTTACTGCTAACATTGATTTTCTCCAGAGAGGTTTTATTTTTTCCTAATGTCAAAGTGAAATTCAATAAAAAAATGAAACTCTCTACGAAAGAGAGAAATCATTTTACCAAACTTCACTTGAAAAGTTTTTGGTTTTGATTTCTCCTTCCTCCTATTGCGTAGTAATAATTCAATACCCCGATTAATTTGGGGTTCATGATTATTTAGTGTCATACCATATTGTTTTCTCGAAGGTACTTCACTGTATCGGAACAACCACCGATGTGTTTTTCATCAACAATTACTTGGGGAAAGGTAGACCCTTCTCCAAATTCTGCATAAAACTCTTCACGAGTAAAATCTGTATTTAATTTGTAAACCACGTGTTGTAGTTCTGCTAATTCTAGCACCTGCTGAACTTTTGTGCAATATGGGCAACCATCTTTTGAATAAACTGTAAACTTCATAATTCTTAATAAAACTGAAAGTTATTTAGCATTGACTGGAATTCGTTGGTCTTCTGAAAGTCTCAGTTGTCCAGCATCAAGCAATTGCTGTTTTCTTGTTGTGCATCCACCCTCTTTTACATTTGATGCAACGACATTTGTTGTAGAAAGTGCTTTTGGAATTTCAACATCAATTACTGGACTCATCAAAACTTTATTTCTTGTAATCGTTCGGTTTTGTGGGTCAAAAGAAACCATTGTATGTGCGTCCATTTCATCACCACAATCAACAATTTTTCTTCCTGTTTTAGTTTCAATCACAGAAAAATATTCTTCATTGTACTTTTTCATTTTTTAAAGTCTTTTGTTTATTGTAAGATGCTTCTGGTTTTCTGTAAAGTTGAGGCCAAGTATCACGAATAATTTCTGCAAGTTTGTGTGGTGTTGTGGAAGATATCATAAATCTTGGGTAAGAGATATCATGAACATAAAGAAACCGAATGCAATAAAAAATGTAAGAATAAAGAGCATAAAAAAGGAGTTCTTGTGGAACTCCTCTATTTATTTTTTAGGTTTTATATCAACCGATGGTTGGAGCAGTCAAGGCAACTGGCGTTGCTTCAACTGATGCTAGATCCAACGGGAAATTATGGGCGTTTCGTTCATGCATAACTTCCATACCAAGACCAGCACGATTTAGGATGTCTGCCCAAGTAGGAATTACACGATTCTGACTATCAATCAGGGATTGATTAAAGTTGAAACCATTCAAATTGAACGCCATAGTAGATACACCAAGAGCGGCAAACCAAATACCCACGACGGGCCAAGCAGCAAGGAAGAAATGCAGACTACGAGAATTGTTAAACGAAGCATATTGGAAGATGAGACGACCAAAGTACCCGTGTGCCGCAACAATGTTGTAGGTTTCTTCTTCTTGTCCAAACTTGTATCCATAGTTTTGCGATTCAGTTTCAGTAGTTTCACGAACGAGGGAACTTGTGACCAAAG